ATGCGCTGACAGCACCGAAAGTTGCTACGTTTTGAGCACCCCAGAATGTTGCAGACTTTTTCAATGCAACTTCAGCAAGTTCTTTTTTTGCTTGTGTTTTTGCAAGCTTTACTCCGAGCTTAAACTTACCTTTTGTGACCAGTCCAGAAACTATAGCGGCAAGCATCATTGGTCCACTTTCAGATGTCAACCTTAGACCATCCTCTACGGTTTTAGTGAGGTCGTCAATGCTCTCGATGCCTTCTGTTTTCTCTGAGAATGAATCTAAAGGTATAGGTATTTTATCGTCTAAGGCTTCTATTCCTCTCTTCTGTTTATCAGAAGTTTCTTTCAGGTATCTTGTTAGTCTGGTGTTACCAATGGTGCTCTCTAAAACATCTGAAGCAAATGATGTACCTCCGTGAAGTAATTTAGCTACGCTTCTACTGAATCCAGCCCCTGACCCACCAGCAAATGTTTTGTGATAACCGCCACCACCAAGGTATCCATCTTCACTTAAATCAATCCCTAAGTTGTGATTGTCAAGTAAGTATTTTTCGTAATTCTGTAATGCTGTTCTGTTGTTTAACAGGTCTTCAGGAAGTTGCTCTTTTAATTTTCTAGCTGCTACTTGCGCCGCTTTACCACCAAGTGCAATTTCTTCTTGGTCCATTATCTCCTCCAGCGGAAGGGGGGCTCCAAACGCTCTTTCCCTAGCAAGAGCTTCAGCGGTTAGTCTCATCTTAGGGTACTCATCATCAGCAGTTTCAGGGTCTATTTCGTAGTCTTCTTCAGTGAATTTAGAGGCATCACCTTTTCTTTGGGGACTTATATAAAGTGAAGATGGTAAAGCGGCAAACAGCTTATCAAAAGAAATGTCACGATTAGCAAGCGATATTGATGCTCCATATCTACCGTAATCAGAAACTCTCTCACTAACGCCAGTCAATAACATAATCCTACCTTCCTCTGTCTCAATACCATCTTCGAATATCTCGTCTACAATGGAATTTTTTATAGAGTCTCTCTCTTCATCGGATTCAGCTTTTCTATAAGCGTTGATATACACATCGTACTTTTCGTTTGGAAGAAAGTAGTCTGCCATACCTTTAGACACTCTCTCTCTCCTGTCCTCTATGCGTTGACCTGTGATTATTGATTGTTGGTCGGCACGATAGAATGCATTCATAAAAAGCTCTACATCAAACTGCTCTCTTGCAGTTTGGTTGTAGATTTCACTAAAGTTTTCGTATGCCTTGTCAAGTAGATTAGCAGTGAATTCACCACCAACATCATTAATGGTATTAAAAATTAAACCACCCCCTGCTGGACTTTCATCAAATGCCTCGGTAGTAAACTCACCACCAGTACCTACGGCAGTCGAACCCGAACCTTGAGACTCCTCTTCTCCGTCCAAACCTCCAGTCGAGGGAGACTCCGTAGAATCCGTTTCCACCCGAAAACGAAAGAGTGAACTCGCATCCGAAACCAGTGATTCCTTTTTTTTTTTAGACCTGTAATCAGTAACAATATTTACTAAGTCAAATCTACTTGCTCCATTGGCTTTTGCCTCTTGCAAGAGAGCTTTTAATTCCTCATCCATTCTTCAAAAATAATAAAGATTTTAGTCTTGTCCAGCTTTGTCCAAAGCTTTATTAATTACCTCTACCTCTGCCTTAGCTAAAAATAATAATGTTTCTAGATTGGGTTTTGTACTAGAGAATTTCACTCTTTTAAAGGCGGCATCGAGTTCATTAAATTTTAATGTACCCTTACGCACTGTTTCAACGTCATACTGAGTAGCATTATTAAAATCTATATCCATTTCACCTTTTGCTTTCAATATGGTGTATGCAGCCACATCTCCCTTATCATCCAATATGACGTTGTTTAGTCTTATTCTTTGTGCTTTTTCAGAAGACTTTCCGCTTGAGGTTTTTGATTTAACCACAAGTTCAGTGTCAAAGTTTTGACCACCAACGCTTGCTCTAAATGCAAATCCATCTCCTTCCAGTCCATCAACCTGTTGACCATCTACTAGAGCTTGTGATTGTTGAATCTGTTCATTAGTCATATTTGCTTTAACTGGGAAAAGAGCAGGAGCAAATCCTACAAGTTCTGCATCAGCTTTTTGTTTCTCTACTTGGGCTTCAAGCAAGGCTTGTTCTTTTTCAAGACGCTGCGCTGTCTCAAGGGCGGTAATCTCTCCTGACTTATCTTCAACACCCATCTTCCCTATGATTAGCCTTGCGGTCTCTTCCATTTGCATCTCATAAGCTTTCCTCGACCTACTTGCATCATTAAGACCTTTAGCCTTTAATTCGTCATCAGTTAACGTAAAAATAAAGTCACCTTCGTTGTTGAATTTCCCCTCAAGTACAGAAACCTCTCTAGCGTTTTCACCTTCACCTTGGGTTATTGTTGGGTTATTAAAGTCAACATTGTAAAAAGACGTTGCTTCAGCATAGTCTTCCTCACTAAATTCAGCCTTGCCAGGTTTATTAATAGCTTTATGATAAAGAACAGCAGCTGCCTCCATAAAGCCTTGAGGGTTTAATCTGTTTGTGTTTTCTAAATCCTCTTGTATCTCAGGATAAAGCTCATCTAACTTTAGCTCACCCGTAGCTAATCCAAATTTTGGGTCGGTCTTTTGAAAGACTGATTTTATGCCTAAGTATTTGTCTTTTACAAGAGTGTCAGAAAGAGGGTCAATCATAAACTTTGAAGGCTCCCACTCCAACTGCGGCATGTACACGTTATTCACGTCCGAAAGTCCTGACTCTCTCCAGTATGTGCCATCATTCATAACAAGACGACCATTCTCAAACCTGACATTAGAAACATCTTGCTCTCTAAAACGCTGAAGGTTCTCTTCCTTAGTGCCTATCATTCCCTCGACCTTACCATTCATGATGTTTACTCTAGTCTGACTGTCGAAAGCACTAACAGTAACGGCTATGTTTTTGTAATCATTGTACTCCTTCTTAGCTGCTTGATAAGCTTGAATGTCGGATGCAACTCCTGTTTGATAAGCCTTGGATGACTTAGCTTGAAGGTCTTGCAATAGAAGTTGAGCACCCTCTGAATACTTATTAGTCAACCCCGCAGGAACAGTTTCCTCTAAGGTTCTAGTAAAACCAAGCCTTCTGTCAGCCCTTTCTTGTTTTACCAATCTTGATTGTTCAAGTCTGTTTACATCATCTATGATGCCATCGCTGATTTGCTTTGCCATGTCTCCATAGCTGACATTTGGTCCTAGGAAACCCGTTTTAAATTTTACTCCTTCGCTCATGATTCTTCGAAATCTTTTACCATTTTTTCAACTTCTCTTCTTAGGACTTTCATCCCTTTAAGCGAAGAGTCTTTTGATTTGTTTTTAAGTCTTTTGGCTCTTGCTGGGTCGATAACATACTCGCCACCCGTAAGTGCAATACCAACAGGATTACCGTCAGAATCAACTACATACATCTCATTGGTGTCGTGGTTGAATTCTCCAGGTGTTTTCTTAACCTTTAGACCTTTATCTCCCTTCATAGAAGCTATACCAATAACACCTGATGCAACACCACCTGCAACATTTGCAAAGCCACTACCTATCTGTTGTCTTGCTTGAGCTAACTGTGCTTGAGCTAATGACTGAGCATCATAACCATACTCTATATCTCTTTCAGAACGTCTCTCTCTTAGCTGGGTCTCTCTCTCTCTTGCGGCTGCAAGGTTTGTAAGTGCCTGTGTTTGTAGTTGGTTTTGAGCAAGTGACTCTTGTCTCATTTGGTCTTGAGCTTGATTAGTAGCCTGCATAACTGCACCTAAACCTCTAGACCCGAACTGTTGAGCAGCTTGAGCTGTGGTTGCTAAAGAACGGTTAATGTCAGCTGTTCTCATCTGAACTAACCTTTGGTCGTATGCATTCTTTACAGCGTCATAGTATTCAGATGGCGTACTCAACGATGGTTGAGAATCCATTAGCTTTGCAAGGTTTTCCTCTGCATCTGATAAAGCATCCTTAGCCCTATCCTTAGCTTGGAAGCCTTGAACCAAATCTACAACTCCACCTACTGCCTGCCCTATTCCGCCAGCTGCCATAGCTCCCGCCATAAGGGGAGAATCATAGTTAGATTTTTCACTCATATCATTGTTTTTAGATTTATTACTACCCCCTCCTATACCAGGTAATTCTAATAAACTGTCAAAATTTTCGTATGGACCTCCTCCTACATTCATAATACAAATTTAGTTTATTCTCTTGTGTTATTAACACTGTTATCTAATGGTGATGGTACATACACAACATTTACAGCGTATAATTGTACAGCAGATGTTGAGGTAGATTTTAATATCATTCCTAAATGATAACCTCTCATTTGATTACCAGAGGTTAATTTATGTTCTGTTTGTACCAGTATCGTACCTGTAAGGTCTGCTGGATTGTTAGGTGTAGCCGAAAGAGTAAGAACCTTACGTCCATCAACAGACAAAACCCTAGCATCTCCAGAAGACATAATATTTGTTGCCGTGTTATCTGATTGACCAGAGGAATCAGGGGAAGTATGAGAAGCGTCATAATTAACCCTAAACACCTGAGCGTTTGAGTTGTTTATACTAAACGGTAGGTCGCTGATTCTGGTCTCAAATGTTACCGTAGCCCCACTGTTAGAAGCCACTCTTCCAAGAACAATATTATTTTCACCACTGAAAGAGCCAGTAACATCTCTAGGTATCCTCTTGTAATACAATCCTTCTCTCTCTTCAAAATCATCTACAGCAATAGTCGTTTTTTGTCCTGTTGAAGATAAAGTCATGGCAAAAGCAGAATCACCCTCAAGACTTACAGCGTTGAAAGATTTAATCATTGATGGGTTCGCCTTCGATACAACATTTATCGTAGCATCGTAGTTAACATCGTAAAACCTACCCCTAGTTGCGTTTACGTTGTGTCTGTACATGTCCCCATCATTAAAACTGAAGAATCTGTTATGTACATACTCGTAATGCTCTGGAATAAATGAGTATCTAGTCAACCAGAACCCCTTAGTTGTTCCGTATGCTATAGTATCTCCACTCTGGACTGTTAGCGAAGTAACTGTAACTGTATCATCTGCTTGAGAGTTTGAACCGTCACCAGAAGAGTCACTATCTAAAATTACAGGTGACACATCCACCTCACCGCTAACAGGGTCAAACAAAGCAGTACCTCTAAACCTTTCATCCTTAGATATTAAGTCAATATAGAACTTAGTGCCTTTCGTTATATCCTGTCTGTCAACTATAGCACTACCCCTATCTTTTATATTATCAAGTATAATAACACCCCTATGAGCATCACTCCATGTCAAATGGAACGGTGATGTTCCGCTTGTATCCAATCCAGCGTAGTCCCACTTAATAACGTCCTTGTCCCACGTAAGCTGCCCATCGTTTTCACCAGCTCTAGATGGCTTTTTGTCTACGTTAAAATCTGTAGTTCCTGCCGCCCAGTCTGGAAGTGCACCACCGCTGAACGTATTACCCCCAATGCTAATACTTCTCGGAGTATATTTTGTCATGGTTACTATGAACTCATTGTTCTCAGGGTCTATACCGCAAGGCAGCTTGAATACAGCCCTGTCATTCGTGTAGTCAGAAAACTTAGTCTCGAAGTAGGACTCAAGCTTGTTGTCGCTGATTGGTGTAATCTTGTTTCCTTGAATTTCAATAACCTTACCTGACTCAACGTCAGAGAAGAATACCTTACCAAATCTCTTAACAACAGACTCTGGATTCCTCGAACATCCATAACCACCAGCGTAATACATTTCTTTCCCAAGAACCTGCTGAGATGTTACTAGCTGACCGTCTGAAGCACTCTGAATCAAAGTCCTTTCAAAAGGAATCAAAGCACACTTCTTTTCCTGAATCATCAACATAGACTCGTTCATATCTTCTAAGAATTGAATACTACCATTGTTTGGTGAGTAATCATTGAACGGGAATAAAGAAGGATTGAATGATGAAAGGTTTAGTCTTGCAGAGTCAAGCACAAATGGCTCACTGTATGTAACCGATGAGGTCCTCCTAATCTCCTGTTGCTCAGGGGTTTCTAAGTGAGGTCTTCCAATATCAGTAATCTCCGAGTCGAAGAAGTCACTAACCCTAGAGGATTCAACAATGAACTTTTCATAAGTCGCATCTTGAGGCTTAGTATGGTTTCTTTTTAATGTTAGTGGAGAACCCGCTGGGCTGAAATCCTCAAGAACATTTACCAGCTGTTCCCTTGTTTTGAAATAAGCATCACCCTCCTCAATATTAATAACACCATGCCTAAGCTCATCTGAGCCTATTGTTACTGACGTAAGTGTAGTGGATACAACACCATCCACAAACAAGTTTGAGTCATGCAATATATATGTAAACCCTCCATTCTGTTCCTCAATCTTTCCAGCTATAAAGAAATGACCACTCACTGTTGCACCAGATTTTTCACACTTGTCGCCAAGAAATAATTCCTCTTGAGAAAAGAACGCATTATTACCTAAAACGTCAATGCTAAAACTTGGTGATACCGTGTTACTTCTGTCTCCTTGGTGAAATCTATTCCCACCTCCTGTCTCAACAATATCATACTGTTGACCTATCTCGTAGTAAACCTTTTGCTCTAGGTTCTTTTTAGGTGAAGAAATTTCAATAAGGCATTTCTGTGAGAAGTAAGTATCACCACTTATAACAGCAGCCCTACCAAATCCTGGAGTTCCGTTATCCTGAACTATTAAAAAGAACCCAGTCCTTCTATATCTATTTGTTGATGTTGCATCACTACCAGTAGTTGCGTCAACAAGTTCTACTGGGTTGTTTTCATCATCAGCGTAATATCTATAACCAAGAACTCTAAATTCACTAAGAGGTCTGTGTTTTGAACCGTTCTCATCCTCATATTCAAGAACTCTGATTATGTCTCCCTCTTGAAACTTATAATCTATCAAAGCACCCTTACCATCCTTATATGAGTTTGGCTTACCCTCAAGACCTCTAAGGCTAAGTAGTATTGCCTCATCACTTGAGGCTATACCTGCATCCGTTACAGCTCTTTTTTTATCATCAGCAGTTGCGCCTGGGCTTAAAATATCTGTGAATGATTTTGCGTTAGGTAAACACGCCTCTGCAACAGTACACTGTAAAAACCTTTCATAGCTAGTATTCTTACTATACACTGGAGCCCACTTGGTTGCCCAGACTGGAGGCTCATGTGTTACACGCATGTCCATTGTGGTCCTTCCGTTATTACCAAACCTTCCTGCTTGACCAAAATGAGGCACGTCTATACTCTGTATAGCTTGAACCCCACCGCATCTATTACGATGGTCATAGTAAACAATACCTAAATCATGTGCAGCACCAGCCTTGAATGTCTTTTTATCTACTTCTGCATTAAAATCAAGGAATGAATTTAAAACATCAAACTTTCTCAAGGCGTGATAAATAACATTCGCAGAGTTTGTACTGTCCTGAATTCGCTGACCAAGAGAATTTGTCAATTCTGGATTTATAAACGCTTGAACCCCGTTGTCACCATGAGATATCCCATCAATAATTGCACCACTTGTTTCTAGACTTAGCTCAGTCATATTAAGCTGCAAAACAAGCTTGTTAGTCTGTTGATTAAAAGAAAAATTTTCAATCGTAAATTTTAAAAAACCTTCAAAGAACAACTGGTGTAATATACCACTGCCGTCTGTTGGATAGAAATAACTACCTTGAAAACTAGTGTTAGTAACGGTGGTTCTATCCTCCAATGATTCAACTCTAACAGTAGCAGTTTTACCAACAAAGGAATTACCTATTTCCTCTGCTGCCTGAATTACGGTTGTAGAAGATATAGTTCCTGAAGATATATACTCCCAACCATCTACTGGTTTCAATCCATTTATGAAACCAAAGCCATCTGTAGCAGTTGGAGGCATAGGTGTATGAACAAACGTACCACCATCTGAGTAGGCATAACCAGCATTTAATAAACGAAGTGTTTTTGTTTGAAAAGCTGTACAATCAAATGTGAATGCGGTAGCTGTGGTGGCTTGCGTGGGGTCTGTTGGATGAACGGCAGCAACACTAATCTCTTTAGCGTCAATACTAAATCCTGCATTATAGTTTAACCCATTTAACTCCATGCTTGTGAGGGCTGATAAGTCTAACTCAACGGTGGTCCCAGAGCCTTGATTAAACATGGTTATTGAAGCACTCTCACCATTCAACTGATTGTATATATCTGGGAGTGATGAGCTTGGTAAATTTGGATTACCGTAACTACCTAAAGAAAACGAATACCCAGCAATACCATTCATGCTAGAACCACGATTCACAGAACTTATTGATGTACTGTAAAAGTCACTTGCAGTCGAAACAGCTCCACTAGAAAGATTTAAAACCTGACCCTTGGATATATTTCCAGACTCCTCTAAGTTGTCAGGGAATCTCCCATGTACTGGATATGCGTGAACGCTTGTGTCTTCTAGGTTGTCAAACCCCTCAAGATAATTACCGTATACTAATCTGTTGTTTGTGAATGTTTGTGCTCTAGAAAGTCTAGGCACACCATCGAATATCTTGTTAACTTCTTCAGATGATACAGCAGTGTAAATACCATCATTCTTGAACACAAATTCTTGAGTGCCTGTACCAACTTGGTTTTTCACCTCACCTATCCTATAGAAGAATGTCTCGTTGCCCTTTCTAGCAAGAATACGAATCTTAGAAACTGGACCATCTGAGTTTGTGAGGGTGAGTGTTAGAACATTATTTACAGCAGCACCAAAGTCTCTCTGAGGAGCATTGTATGCAAAGTGCAGAGAGCTTAAAGCAAGCTTAGAGTACATAGATATAGCACTCACCTCGCCATCATCATAAACGTACTGATACGCAAACTGAAAGATATTCTCCTTTAGGTTGTTTTGCCTAACAGTCTCATCCGTTGAGAATGCGAACGTGATTGGAGTCTGTGGTGGTTGCTTACACGTAGTGATGTACTTGTCTACAATACTGTTTGTAGCTGAATTGATGTTAGCGTTGTAACCTCCATTAAGTGCTCTCGTAGCATTAATCTTTCTAGGCTCATTCCTGTCATCAGTGAAGTACAACAGATGGTCTCCGTTCTTGTCAAATACAATATCAGCCTTTACGAACGAGTCACCCGAAAAGTTCAAGGCATCGTTCTCGTAAACCTTTTCATATTTATCCAGAGACGTAGAATATTTGTATATCCCATGAGTGCCGTTAGTATTGAATAGGAAGTAGTAAACACACTTACCAGCATCAGAACCAATACTACCAATGATTCTATTTGAACCACTAGACGGTATAGTGTCAGCAGTTGTTCTAGGGTCAATCTTCGTGTTCCCTTTTACGTTTTTTACAATACCTTGCTCCCCGTTAGACTCATGTGAGATACGGATATTAAGAGCATCGGTCATCTCAATAGGCTTTACGAGTCTTTCATCCTCATCCTTGTTGAGATACTGGGGTATAATCTTATCAATCGCCATTAGTGTTTAGGGGATTGTTTAAAGTTCTTTCTAATTGTCTTAAGAGCTTCTTCTTTGCTGAATGCTTTCAGTCTTGCGTTAGCCTTACGTCTTTCGTTGTAATACTCATCTCTAGCCCTTCTCTTTTCCATCGCTGGAACACTTGTCTTTCTTTCCACAAGCTTATAGTATATAAAGCTCCTGAGAGCCTCTTCTGCCTCTACATGGACTGTGGGGTTAGATGAGCGAGCTTCGTCCGCTATATACTCTATAACGACCTCAGAACCTATGTTTGATGTGAGTTCAATTCTGTTCTGGTCCAGATTTAATCTGTAACCACCTTGATAATGACCTCCACCTAATCCATAAACCTGACCAACTTGATTGTTGTAAAGGTAGTTGCTGAATATAAGCTCTGATACATCTCCGTAAATGTTTGTCTGAGTAGTAGAGCCCTTGTCATCAACCCTGTCATTGACACCATCGCCATCCGAATCAATCGGGGTTCCATCAGCACTTGTGCTATACTTCTGTGAGTAGTTAATATTTTTATTCTCTCCAAACACTCTGACCATTCCATCAGCACCAACAAACCCAATCTTCACAAGAGATACAAAGTCGTCTGGCAGTTCACACGTGTCGTTAGAGCCTATAGAAAGCTTGAGTGATTTAACCCTCTTTAACATATCAAAGCCCAACTCCCTAATACCACGAAGTGCAAAATTCCTGATGACTACATCTGAAGCATTGTTCACGTAATCATCTGAATCAAGTGTGAGTATGAAGTCGTTTACGACATCTTCTATTGTTACTAGATTTCTAGCCATCAGCCACGCTTTTGAATTTCTTTTTCTGCAAAGTTATATATGCTGGTGTCTCGCAGATTTACACCAATTAGTCTAGCCATCTCCTCAATCAACTCAGGAACATAGTGCTCAGGCAACTCAAAGTCAATACTGGTAGCACCACTATAAACCTCTTTATTGTTAGCCACAGTAAACCCAAACTTCGGTAAAGAAGCAGTCCTTCTTCCTGTGCTTGGAGTTAAGCCCTCAGGCTGCTTGTAATATCTTATGTCAATCACACGCAATGTTGTTGGGTATATTTCTATTGCCTGCTCGCTTGTGGATGCAGTGTGGTCCTGCTCACCAAGAAAAGCAATAGGGTTTTCGGTAGTTGGCTTGCTGAGTGTGCTACCCATTAGATAATGAAACTTATCTTCATCATACTCAATGTGAATAGGCTTGGCTACACTTGTGCCATAAAGAACTCTACCAGCTGTAGACATGCTTATGATTTTAGCTAAGTCATCTGGTTTTGAGAATCTGTTAGTAGTGGCATCTCTTTCGAGCCTCACTGTCTTGGAGAAGATTGATAAGTCTTCTTTAATCTGTTTTGCAGTTGCCTTGTCTCTACCTGGGTCTATACCTCTTCTTCTTAGGTTTTCTGACTGAACCAACTTAGTAAACATCTTGTTGAAGATGTTAGTCTGTGCTATAGGCGCAAAGGCGTTAAACTCAGTGGGAGTAACGAAACCTCTCTGCTCCTTATTAGCAATATCTCTTAATGCATTATATACCTCTCGAACACTAGCCATGATTGGGGATTGTTACGCAAATATACAGAAAAAGAGAGGGGGCTATAAACCCCCTCATATTCATACTATGTAGTGTCGTATGTTTAGGCAATGGCTTCTAGCTGTCTCTCAAGCTCTGAGAGCACTGTAGCGCCTTTGTCTGTCATCACGAACCTAGTCAAAACCTCAACAGCATCCTGACCTACAGGGATTGATGCAATCATCTTTCCTGTGTCAAACCAAACTACTGCACCATTTCTATCCTCAATGATTTGGAAATCAATTGATTGAGAAACAACAGAGCGTGCATTAACCATAGGGCTGTCTAGCGTGCTCAAGAACTTATCTGGATTAGACTTTGCAATCTTTATTAAAGAGTGCTTAATGGCTAAGTCTTTTTGGTTTGTGTTGATGTTAAGAGCTAATGCAACTGGTAGTAACTCATCAATAGGTCTAGCCTTGATGATACTGATTGCATCACTAATCTTAAATTCAGACTCAATGTCTTCTTCGAAGGTCTCCTCTTTGTTTACCAACTTGAAGAGTCTACCACCGTTCTTGTGATTGTCAGGGTGATGTTCCAAGAAGGCAATTAGATTAGGCTGGTCGGGATAAACTGTTAAGAATTTATTCTCAAACATTACCGAACCTATTTGAGCCAAGCCTGATTGTTCGTCTTTCCACGGAGAATCTTCAAGGGGACAATACCTTAAAGCTCTAACTCTTCCACTCGACGGGTCAATAGCTCTTACGTTTTTAGAAGATATTTTTAGAATAAAGTTATTGCCACTTATGACCTCATAGGTCTTTGGCATGTTAGTCTCATTAGGAATTACCCTTTTGAATGTAGCCTTTTTTTGTGGGGTAGCTTTTTGTGGGGTAGTTTTTTTCTGTGGTGTACCCGTACCACGTTTTACTTGTTTTTCCATTATATAATATTTAATTAAAAAAGGTAATGGAGGGGAGAGAATCTCCCTCCCCCTCATTACAAACTAGATTATCCTTTAATCAATACGTGCTGGTTTGCAGCTCTAGTGATTAAGCAACACTCAGAACGATAGTGGAACTTAGCAACGTCAGAAGTGTCATTGGTAAATCCAAGAACACCACCACCAGTTACCCAGTGTTCCATCTCTCTGTTGTATCCGTTAGCAGCCTTGTAGTTCATCTCCAAAGCAGGAGCACTATGACCTGTCTTCGGGTCAGCTACATTAGCCAATGGAATCAAACATCCTTTAACGATACCCTCACCAGCAGTGTTAGCCAACAAGTTAGGGTTGTTAAGTAGACCCATTTTCTTCAAGTGGAAAGTATATCCACCTCTAGCGAAGCTTTGGAACCCAAGGTTGATTGCCAAATCTTGATTGTTTTGGAATGCACCAAAGTTAGCAGCAACACCAGAAGTAACAGCGGCTCCAGAACCAGCGGCAGCAGGCATGTTGTTAAACGATGCAAAAACAGCACTGTTCAACATTGCAGCATACTCAGGAGTAGCACCTTGCTTATCAAGTAAAGCAATCAAAGTATCCAATTCACCAACAGTATCCAAATCAGTTGAGGCAGCAGTTGTGATACCTCTTTCCGCAACAGCAGAGAAGTAACCTTCAGTACCGTCAATGCCAGAAGGTCCACTTGAGTTTACCATCTTCTTACCTAACAACATGGTCAACTCTCTAGCGTCAAGGAATCTCTGACGAGCGTCCATTTCACCTTTGATGTACCATCTGTAGTCTCCACCACCTACATCAATATATCCGATGTTAGTTGCAGCAGAACCACTTACTTGGTAAGTTTCTTTTACGATAGCAAAAGGATTGGTTCTCTTAACTATGTTAGACTCGATGAATCTTCCAGGTTGGTCAGTACCTTGTGCGTACATGTTACCAACAATTGGGAACTCTTTTGCACCTGCTGGGATTGCTGTCAAGTTAGCGTCAGCAAAGTTAGCGATGGTGAAAGCACCAGTTGAAGCAGTAGCAGCTGTAACGATACAAACAATCTTATCAACTGGGTGAAGTACCAAGTCACCCTCTCTTACTTTGAGGATGTCTGCGTCAGCGTAGTTACCTCCGTCATTAATAACAGCGTTATCTGGAATTAACTGAGTCTTTCCAGCAGCAACTTCAGCAGGTAAAGTAACTGCTTGGATTGGGTGAAGACGAGTTTCCTCGAAGTAAGTCACCTCATCGTTAGTACCTACTTGTTTTACAGCTCCCATCAATTCAAGTAGACCAGAGATGCCTTGATTTCCAAAAGTTTTAACTAGGTCCTTTCTTACATCTGGTGCAAGAACAGAAGCTAGGTCTCCGAGAGAAGCATACTTCCCTACGGGTGCGCCTAAGTTAAAGGCGTTGTTAGTTGCTCCGTTTGGAGCATTAGTACGAGCATTTTGCCCTTGTTGCCCTAAAGCCATGATTTCTTATTTTTTATATCAAACATTAAAAGTTGGTGTCCCTCTACCACCTAGAGCTGCTCTCAATTGGTCTGCGATGTTATTACCGCCTTGATTCGGATTGGCTTGAGGAGATTGATTGGTCACATTCGCAGCCTTCTCCACTACATTCCTTTGCCCATCACTCAATCCTTGTCGATAAACAGAATTAACAATACTGTCAATGTTGTCTATCAAAGCTCGGTGAGCGTTAAGCTTTTCAAAATTCCAATCACCCGAATCATGGATGTAATCATCGAAGTAGTTTTCGATTTGAGTGTTCTTACTAATGAGAGATTTACGATAGTTGTCATCAACTCCGAAAGTGAATTCGCCATTCGGAAGGTCGAAGACTAAACCATCAAACTCTTTGACCTCATTAGTCATAGTGTTCACCCATTGCTCTGTTATAGGGGACTGCACCTCTCCAGCACCTTCATTAACAGGCAACTGATAGTCGTCTCTTAAATCGGATATGCTTTGACGTGCTTTTTCCGCATCAAGCTTGAGTTGTAGCTTAGACATCTGAATATCGTTCTCGTCATAGCGGTCTTCATCGAGCTTGTACTTGTTAGACACAAGGAGGTTTACCTCCTCAGGTGTAAGGTTTCCATGCTCAATCACCATCTGGTTTCTTACCGCAGTCATGTCATCCATTTCGGAAGGGTTGAGCTGCTGGTACTTATACCAATCTTCTGGCGAACGACCAGTCTTTAAAACGAAATCATTGATGGCGGCTACTCGCTCATCTATCTCTGCGGGTGTACTCTGAAACGCTTGAACTATAGAGTCGTAATCAGTCACTTCTCTGCCGAGCTTTTCGCTGACATAACGAAGGACTTCAGAATCGACATCTACGTTGTCGTATTCAGAGGACGTTGTTTCTTGTGTTACTTCCTGCTGAACAGATTCAACAGGTTGGTTTTCGCCTGTATCAACAGGTTGCGTATCTTCAGCAGTAGCTTGTTCAACCACCCCTTCACTTTCCATAGGAGCTGGAGTAAGCTCTGCTTGAGTTTCTTGAATATCATTTTGTTCTAAGTTTGGAGGGGTGTCGCTAATTGCGAATCCCGCATTTTCCATCGCTTGTTCGAGTTCTTTACTCATAGTTATATTTTATTTATATGTTTTCTTTTGTGATGTTGGAGGTGACTTTTTATGTCCTCCTGCCTTCCAAAGGAATCTGTTAGCCCAATAAGCTGCACTCCCTTTTCTAGCAATATTTTTCGCATGTCTTTTCTTGAAGGCGGTCCTAGCTTTTGCGCTATAGTTGTTACCCATCTTCTGGTCACCGAACCTAATGAGCACACCATCCTCTTGACCAGGACCTAGCGTGCTGAGAACAGCAGCCTTTTTAGTTGCATGGCTTCGTGTCAACTTTGGTTTGTTAACACCCTTGAATCCTAATCTCTTTGCCTTCTCTGCTGCTTTAGACATATCCTGCAAAGTTAAGTAACTTAGTTATACGGTGAATACACCGAGTATTACCTTGATTATTCAATACCCATGTGGGCTTTATAAAGAAAGTTGATGTACTGTGTGAGGATGTTAATTCTTTCAAGTATTTGCTCATTAGTCGCATCAGCATCTAATAATTCTACGTCCTCCCAGACATCTGAATTGGTGTTAATCGTCATTTTAATAATTTTAGTTGTGCATTCTTAGTGATAAAGAACTTCTAATAGTTTTGTTAGCACTATAACTCGTATCCTTTAAAGCTAAGAAGATTAGGTCCCCTTTACTGATTGATAAACCTGTAGCTGAAATATCAACTTCGAAATAAACTGCGGATGTTGAAAAATTAATATCTCCGTTTGCTATTTGTGTCGGGCTATTATTTCCACTTGTAACACGAGCCGCTTTCCATAGACTATAATTTATTGTTGGAGTCTGACCAGTAGTGATACATGCTGCGTGACCATAGAGGCTGATTTTAGTAAAGTCTGCTATTGCTGGCATACCACTTATTTGGTTGGCATGGTGGAGAGTCATATCAGCATCGTATGAATTCCAAACAACCCAACTCCAGCCATAAGATATGTTTCCATAATAATAATTACCACTATTCGATGGCACAGAAAATGATATATTAAAAATGTTTTCATCCCCACCTCCACCAGAGGCAGCTTCTAAAGATATCTTCTGTGTGCTGTTATCGTATGTAAGAACATGGTTGTCTTGCCCTGCACCTACAGTCTGGTCTACGTCAAATGTAAAGTTACCGAGTTTAACATCGCCAGTACCGTTAGGGTTTAATTCAATATCACCATTCGAGGTGCTTACAATCTCATTGCCGTTTACATCTAAGTCTGCACCTAGCTGTGGCGAAGTATCTTCAACTACATTAGATATCGCTGTTCCTGCTGGTGCGGCTGCTAAATTAAATGTTACCGTAGCAACTATGTAATTCATGTCGACTGAAGTCGACTGGTCTATACTAAGACTAAACGTATCTCCAGCAGCATAGCTACCAGAATTAACCGTGAAGGTTTGTATATCTCCAGCAGAGCTCCATGTCGTAGATGCAGAAGTAAATATAGGAGAATCACCCTTATATATTTTAATTACAGCATCCACACTACCTGCTCCAACTCTCACGGAAACAGTCCCTAGTGTTGAAGCCAAAGGAACTACTGCTCGCATTGGGTCAATGTTAGTCCCAAAGTCTGAAACATTACCCCCACTCATAGGGATAAATCTTTCGACTGTCTGGGAGTCTACACTACCTGACCCAAAGTAAGAAAGCACTGCTCCCGACCCGCCTCCTCCAGAAGGAGCTTCTAAAGAAATCTTTTGAGTGCTATTGTCGTAAGTTAATACGTGATTATCCTGTCCAGAACCTACTGATTGGTCTGCATCAAACTTGAAGTTTCCTAGCAGTACATCTCCTGTTCCGTTAGGTTCGATATCAATATCACCATTAGAAGTAGATGTAATCTTGTTTCCATTAACATCTAGGTTACCACCTAGCTGTGGCGAAGTATCTTCAACGATGTTAGCTAAACCACCTCCACCAGCAGAAGCTTCTAAAGAAATTTTTCCTGTGCTGTTGTCGTAAGTTAATACATGATTGTCTTGACCTACTCCTACAGATTGGTCTGCATCAAACTTAAAGTTTCCTAGTAATACATCCCCCGTACCATTTGGTTCAATATCAATGTCTCCATTAGAAGTGCTAGTGATTTTCTTTCCATTAACATCAAGATTACCACCTAGCTGAGGAGTTGTGTCCTCAACAACATTTTGTAATCCGTTGCTGGTCCATGATGTATTACCAGAACCATCTGTCTTTAAAACAAACCCATCTGTTCCTCCGTCTGGAGGTAGTTGGAATGAATGATTTCCAGAGAAATCAGCATGAGGTGGAGCCTTTACAGCTACATAATGTGCGTTACTTGATTCGCAATAGAGACGTAGCTCTGACTGTGAACCTGTATTTTTTACTGCTAAAACTCCACTAGATATTGAATTATTATTCATATCTAAGTCTCCTCCTAGCTGAGGAGTAGTGTCGCTAACAATATCTTGTATACCAGCTGCACCAGCAGGTCCTGGGATACCTACTGAAGATACCGTCAAGTTGTTGACAGTAGACACTGCTGTAAGAACGGTTTGTTGACTTGGGAGGTTTAGCTTTACTGTGTTACCAGTAGATATGTTTAGGGTCAAATTCATTATACGCTCACATCATCATTTATAGTGAATGTTCCAGCAAGCCATGTGGTTGCCTCGCCGCTGACTAATGCCTCAATATCATAAACGTACTCACCAGCTGCGGCAGCAGCCATGTTAGTATTAGTACCAGTAATTACTAGGCGACCAGTAGTACCTCCATCATTGAGAGAAGTTGTTAGTTGCTTAGTACCACTACTAGCTTCCGTACTTAGTATAATTGCAGTGTCACTAGCAATATTTGTCCCGTCAGCGTTTAACGCATTTCTTACCTCCATCTTAATGGTGTAACCTGAAAGGTTAAGAGCAGCTCCTGCGGAGTCCGTCACATCAATAGATAGTTTGAAGGTATCTCCCTTCCTGCATGTGATATCCACACGCTTTGAAATATCAAGATTTATTTTAGACATCTCCTAGAATTTGATTTACTATATCTGTATTAGCGTCAGTCTGTTCTTCCATAACTGGACGCTCTCCTTTTCTTTGTGCTATAAGTTTAGACTGCTCAACAGCTTGCTTCTGTACCCTGCTGTCTTTTCTGTCTTCCTTAAGAACTTCAATCTTCTCCTTAAACTCTTGCTCGTCAGTCTTGAATCCAAGCGATGCTTGAGCACGAATCATCTCAATCTCTTTCTTCATCTGGTGAAGGGCAGCAGCAACTTGAACATCTACCTGACCCCTAAGCTGCAACTTCTGAGCCTCTATCTGAGCCTCCATCTGCATCTTCTGAACTTCCATCTGAGCAGCCATCTGCTGCGCTTGAGAGTTTGCTTGAGCCTGAGCCTGAATGTTTTGTTGTTGCATCTGCTGACGCATTTGCATTCTCTTCCTTCTCCTAATAGCAAGTAGCCTTTGAGCTTGGTCGATATCCTTAACCTCCCTAACAGCTATGGCATCCTCAAGGTCTATCTCCTTCTGTGCTAACGAGGCTTGAAGGTTTTGCTCTAGGAATATTCTATCCTCATCGGACATGTCTCTAACAACTCTAATACCATAGTTGTACATAGGTATCTCGTTAAAGCTGCTAAGAATATCCATGCTCATCTCACCAATAGCTTTACTGTAAACCCTGTACAATACAGAGTCAGTAGGTATGACCTGAAGACATTTTACAATGTCAGAACAAACCTTCTTGTAAATAATTAAGCTGGCATTTGTTATGTCGTAAAGAGCGTTGTTACCAGCGGCAAGTGCCTGCTGCCTTACACCAACAAGAGCATCACCCTTAGGTGTAGATGCATCCATGACCTCATTGATTCCCGTAGTGTCACGAATCATTCTAAGGTAGTGGTTGTACAATCCAATGTACTCGTTGATGTTTCTAATATTATTCTCAATAGAACGTATAGGAGGATTCTGGAATCCACCCTCTGGGTTTTTACTTCTATAGTAGAAGACACCCGTTTGTTCGTAAATGTCTTGAATATCTAGCGGTTGTAGTTCACCACCTCTACCGAGCTGTACATTCTCTAGCCCCTCGATGTCAACCAATATACCGTCAGGCTTCGCCTTAGCAATCGCCTGTTGTATCTTCAAGTGAGTAAGTTGAAGTTGGTCAGCAAAACCAATGACACCACTCACTAAAGACTTAGGCATCATCCTCCTCATATTAGTACAAGACACACTATAAGACATCTTAGTCTTAGTTAAGTCGTGTATGTTCTTAGGCATGTTTGACTGAAGACCATAATTAAACAGACAGTTGTAGCCTATAATAAAGCTACCAGAATACACCATCTGATTCTCCATCTTGACTGGCTCTCTCTCGTACACAGAGTTTGGTGACTCCTTGTACTCAGAACCCTTGAAGTAGAATCCCATATTACCATACTGAGACTCTTTACTTTCATAATATACACAGTCAACTGTTAAGAACTCAAAGTCCATAACGTCAACCAAGTAAGTATCATAACCATAATTAAAAGTTCCTGAAGCTGTTGAGTAGTCTCTTCTAGCAAATGCCTTTGAGTCATTATAACTCTTGTGCATCACAGACTTTGCTATCGCTTGATACTTTTCCTCTGAGATTTGGTCCCCAGCTCTTCTCTTCAACTCCTGAATGCTAATCCTAGAAACATGACCAGCATAAACTATATCGCTTAAGTTTGGGTCCTCAGTGTAACTATGAATGAAGTTTACTGGGTCTATATACCTAGTTACGATTCCGTAGTTAGGGTCGTTATCTCTTTTGACAACGCCCATACCACATACTACTAAGTCTTCAACATTACGTCTGAATATGTCTTGGTCAAAGTCATTCCAGTCCAACGTCAAGGATGTTGCCAACTGAGCAGCAATCTCTGAGCTAGTCTTCACGTTTTGGTCCATGAAGATTTCAGCCTCCTCGGTGGTGTCTGGTAAAGAGTCTGGGTCTATGTTTGGTGTAAGACCAAGAGCCTTAGCTTCCATCAATAATTCCTTATCACCAATAGATGATTCTATCTCAGCCTTTCTTGCATCCTTCTCTTGCTTGCTAATAGGGTCTATAGCCTCTACCTTTGGGTATGGCTTTCTTGACAAGACTCTGTTAACAACTACCTTAACAAACTTAGGGACGATAGGTACTGGACTCCAGTCGAGGTTCAGTAGTGTACCATCACCATTGTTTGGGTCAAGAGAGTTCAGAATCTGTTTATAGATACTGGTGTCTTGTGTCCCGTTAGCGTAATCACGACTCTTTTCGAATTCGTGCCTTCTTCGGCTGTATAGGCTGGAGCTATCCTCCCCCTTTCCCCATTGCGCCTCTATCGCCTTTGCAAATTGCAAGCCATAGCTTTGGCTCATTTTTTCCACTGGTGAAGCAAACGGGTCTGGGAATCCTGCCTTATTCGTATTTTTGCTTTTATAACTCATTGTATAGATTGGAGCTCACTTGCAAATATAGCAATACATTGTCGGGTTTCAGATTACTTATATCTTCGGAAGAAAACCTTCTCCTCAAAGTTAGTAACCTTCTTCTTTTTCTTAACCTTTTGGGCAGCCAACAAAGCCAAGCCAGAGCTAATGGTAAGGTCAAACTTAGTCCTGTTATCTATCTTAAACCCTATCCAATCTTCTAGCGTTCTATTGAAGTGCATCCTACCTGGATTCCCCTCATCATCTGAACCAACATGGTTATGTATGTAGTCCTCGATGGCTGACGCATGTGCCTGTATTACGTCTTGAGAGTTGGATGGTATGCCCTTAGTCTTTACGGTCATTTGGTTTTTAGAGGAGCTGAGATGAGCTGGTCTATCCATCACATAACCATCGTAACCCCTTGATTCAAAGTACCTTACGATACCATACTTGTTGTTCTCAATCAGTAGCGGATAGCCATAGAAGACTGCCGCCATAAGAACATCTTCATAGAAGATACTAGCCATGGGTGGTCTACTCGCATACTCAGCGACGAACATATTTGAAGCACCATCAAGATTGAACTTATTGTAAATATGACATGCACCTTTAGATGCCCTACCGTCAACTGTAGCGTCAAGGTCATAGCTATCTACTCCACCACAACCAATGTGTGAATTAGGCGGAACCCTCTTGCCTCTTTGAGTCTTCATCACACTCCTGTCTTCCTGAGATGGGGTCCAACAGATTCGCCATCTACCGTTCGGGTCTGGATTGAATATAACCTTCGTGTCCTTTACACCGTTAGCCCATTGGAAGTTTCCAACAACAACAGGACTAGGGAACAGTGCATCGTTGTATTCCATCTGCTCGTATATTTTCCCAATGTTGAAAAGGCTACCCTCTATACTATCTCTGAACGCCTCATCAGTAGTGAACGGGAACTGGCGAACTATCTCATTCATCTCCCTAGCATCATGCTTAACGGCATCCCTCTCATTCTTTAAGAAGCTCTTAGAGCCCATAGCCATCATCTCACCATCAAGTGTTTGTATAGGTGATGAGGGGTCTACAGTTATCGGGTTACCGTGTAAATCAAAGAATCCCTCTAGGGCTTCATAGGCAGGTATGAATAAACGATACAGACCTGAGGTAGTCCTACCATTAGCATTCCTCTTGTTTGTGTCAGAATCATCCCATAATTTCTTGTACTCAGAACCTCCCTTATCTAACGGATTTACCGTGGACCCTACGAGTGCCTTACCCACAACCCTACGACCAACTATTAAACACGTTCTCTCAATCCTCCAGGCTTCCCTGATGTCAGCAGGCTTCTCCCACTTACCAGCCTCATCCATGTATAGCATGTGAAGCTTCTCACCATCGTAAGCGTTGTTAGTGGTGTTCTTCCAGTTGAGTACCGTGTTAAGTGCGTCACCTACATTGGTAGTCTTATTGTTCTTTGTAATCCTCTTTGATGGCTCACGGAAAGCAAGCTCAACCCTTGGGTTTGTCGTACCGTCTTGAATTGGCTTGAAGAAGAATGGGTAGTTCCGAAACATCGAAACGCATTTCTTCATGAAGATATTCTCCTGAGCATCCTTACCAGTCTTCGACTGAATGCCAAGAAGTTTGTCTTTAACTTGACTAGCTTCATTAACAAGGACAGAAGCGCAGATATTAGTATAACCAGACCTACGGCACTTAGTGTAAAGCTGCCCAATACAACGTGGGTCAACTTCGCAAGCAGCCATGTGAAGAAATATATCTCTTTGGAACTTGAGGTAAGAGGGGAACCCAATATCAATTTTGCTCCACTGTAAGAACATGTAGTGCCTCCCAGTGATAAAAGTAGGTACACCCTGATTGTAAAACCAAAAACCTTCACTACGCCTTCTAAACTCCTCCTCGATATAAGGACGAAATCTTTCTCGAAATTCCTTTGGAGTCTGCTGCCACTCGTCCATGCTTCTAATACGGGACAGCTCCTGTGGCATAGATACCCTTCTCCACACTTGCATACTTGTCTCCAAGTCTTCACCTGAGATTCCCGACTTTGGGGTCTTTGGTAAGCCAATGAGAATGCCGCCGATTTCCACGATATCTCCGAGCGTACCTTTGGGACAAATCTTAATAACCTTGTCATCATAACCCTCTACATCTACTAGATTGCTCATTTAGAAAATTTCTCTGCAAACCCTCCTGAATAGTCTTTGGCATCCTCAATGGAGCCGTTAGCTTGTAAGTCTTTAACCATCTGCTCTAGCCTCTGTCTCTCAACGAGAAGCTCCTTGCAGTCAATTGCGGTCTGCTTGATTGATTGTAACTCTGCCTTTCTTTGCGTACCACCAGCTTCTGGGTCAACAGGCTTTCTGACCTCATCAATCATGTTATTGATTGCCACCTCCATAGACTTCATAAGTCTTTTGGCTGCCGATGTTGTAGTGAACTTAGTTGACGACATAGCTGATGTTATCTGACAACATACGATAAACTATCGTACCGTCATCAAGCTTCATCTTATAGTCTCTGTCTTTGTCAAAACCTACAGTGTCTCCAGCCTTTACGCCCTGTGCGATGTGGTCGGGATGAGGCATGAACATCTTAGCCTCCTTTTCGTATTCGACATCACTAACATCTAGGTCAACAATGATTCCAGATTCAGTGACCTCCTCAACAGGCTCCACCTCTATAGGTTGTACGAAGACCCACCCAGCAAGCATATGTAGCTCACCATCGGAATCTCTGTATGCAATAGCATGGCTTTGAGTGGTCTCTTTATCATCGTACAATACAATGTACTTGTTGTCACCAAGAGATAAGCTTTTACTAACAGTGACATGGTGATGGAAGAACAATGTATCTCCCTTCTTCACGCCAGTGTCGTAAATTGATGGTGCGCTAAGAACTTCGCCATAGCATATCCTGTGGTCGAACTCGTTGAACCTAGTGTCTAAAAATAATTCTTTTCCCCCGACAGTAACCTTGTCATCTGTCTTCTCAGGGACCTGTACAATAAAGTGTCTTAAAGCTTTCATTCGAAATTACAATCATATTCAATTAAAATAGGTAGATTCTCAATCGTCTTCCATATGTACGTTGAGTCGTCGTCTTCTACAAAGACATGATACCTTCTTACATTATACTTATATAGGGCTGCCTCGTCTTCCTTGATGGCGCAGACATTACCCTGCCCAGCCCTCATACCGACATAGTATGCCAATGCGTCCTTGGGGTTTGCCCCAATGACAATCTTTCTTATTAAATCCATTTGTTTAGTTTAAAAGAAAATTCATGTCACCGCTGCTTTCATCTTCAGATGCGACATAGGCTTCAGCCTGAAGTGTCATGAACTTCTCAAATTCTTCAATGTCTTTTACATTCCACCCGTAGTGTAGATTCCATTTTTGAACACCACCTCTGTCTTCCTCGATATACCCAACGGACATCGTGTACACCAATTCGACTGATGCTTTGTATTTATCAATAATGTCCTCTATGCGTTCGAACACATCTTGTAGTTCGTTGCGCATTGCTTCTTTTAGAATATCATCCATTAGGCGTTAACAAAAACTGCTGGAGTAGTGACATCTGTACTTGTTGTTAGGTCTGCGTTTACAAGCCAAGTGTTTGCAGCAATCAGTGTACACATAATAACATCACCAACTTCACCACCCTTAGCTCCATTAGCAACGTCTAGTTCTATGACATCGTTAGTAGTGGTTGATAAATTGACAGTATGTACTCTGGAAGATTGCTCTGCATCGTCAGAGTTATCCGACCTCACTACGGCTTTACCACAAAAGAACCCACTATTCGTTGCCCTTATCCTGTGGACAGTTCCACCCTTGGATGTCTTGATGACAAACTTGAAAAACATCCCAACATGTTCTGATTTACCCTGAGGAAGATTGACTTCAACTTGAGAAGCTCCCATTGCGTTAAGGTCTAGGTAGTATGTTTTATTTGCACCAGTAGATGCGTTTCTATCCCCAGTGAGAGTGACATCACTTGTGGATGTTATGTTTGTTATTGTCTCAAACCCCTTCTCTATGGTTATAGCGTTTGATGCAGTGTTAAGGTGTGCGTTGATACCATTACCACCTGTGAAGGTTAATGTGGCTCCATCACCACCAGCTGTACCTTGGATGGCTACAGTAGGGTCAGTACCAAAGTCTGAACCATTAGCATTACCAGCTGCTGTAGTTACAGATACACCAGAAGAACCTGGGAAGGCTCTTTTAGATATCACCCCGCCTGAGCTTATCACTAGCGAGCTTGACTCTGAAGTTGTAGCCAGTCCTGTGATTACCAGACCATCCGAACTTGCATCAAGCTGCGTAGCGTCAGTGGCTAGGCTCAACCTTGTGTCATTACCCGCACCATCGCTAATTACGTGATACCCACTAGATTTAGCGGTTAGTATTGTGTTGTCAGTGGTTTTAAGTAGACCACTGTAACTATCTTTTATTCTGTTTCCTGAAAGATTAGTTCCCATCTTTTTAAATTTGTTACAAATATACTATAATGGGAAGAAGTCATCCAAGTAGAAAAAGACGGGACTTCAGTAAGTTGAATAACAGGTATGTCAACAAGAACTATTTAAAGAAGTGGTCTCTTGTTACCAAGGACATATCTAGCAACTACGGGGTCTCTCAGACGGAACTTGAGTTCATGTTATTTATATATGACTACGAGTTTTTCACTGTGTCACATGTGGCAAAGGTGTTGAAGAGGAGCAAGAAGAAACTATACGACAGGACTGTATTACCACTCAAGAGAGAGGGGCATATAGAAACGGTGTACCACGGAAAGGGAGTGGATGCATACGTCGATGCGCTGTTCCACGAGCGAGGTGTAAACAATGAGAACAGATTGAGTCTGTCACAGAAAGGGAGGTTGCTTGTTCAGCGGGTGTATAGAAAGCTAGAGGGTGGGGAACCTATTAACTCTTAGTTAGAGCCTGCTTTCAAGGGTCTCCCACCTTTCCGTGAGTGTATTTCTTTCATTGTGTTTATTCCCTTCTTCTTTAATGCAGCACCAATGTTTAGCTTGCTCGCACCCGTCATTGCCTTTTTACCAACACCAGGTTTTTCACTTTCATACTCCTTCTTAATTCTATTACGGAATTTTTCATCCTGCATTAGATATTCTACACCAGATACTTTCTTGCCTCGGACCCTAAGGTTGGATACCTCTTCTCTTCGTTCTTCTAGAATAGCGTCTGGAGTGTAGTTAGAAGCTGTTCGTAATGGGCTTATATAATTTCTAAGTTGCTCTTTTGCTCTTTGCTTAAGATATTGCTCAAAAGCTAATGAGTCTTTCTTGGGGTCTCCTTGAGGTGTCTTCCCACCGTTAGAGTATTTTTTCTTAGATGCTCTCATGTTTTTTTTTATGATTGTGCAATATACCAAATAAATGTGCGTTATAGATTTAGACGAACCCACAAAACAAATTGTTATGAAGAGTATATTTTTAATATTAGGATTGATTGCAGGACAGGCGTTGTTCTCTCAAATCACATTTAGAGTAATAGCTGACATCAATGGAAGACCTTTAGATTCAGTATACAATGACAGCATATCAGTGAGATTATTCCACGAGGAAGACTTCTGGGAAAACCTACCAACTGAGCCAGTAGAAACTAGACTAGCTAGAACAGGTCAGGAGGTGAAGTGGGAGACCATCAGCACTGGAACCACATGTGTAGATTACGTAGTGGAAGACTTGGGTATATACCACCTGGTTTTTGAAAACCGATTTACTGGTGAGGTATTGGCTTGCTTTATGGCTTATGTTGGTAGAGACTCAAAATCCTGCACAGACAACGGTAAGGTAATTGAAACGATGAGACCTAAGAACCCATTACTTTCAATGGGAGGTCAGTGGGCTCCAGATTTTAAAAACGTGGTGAAAGGATTCTACCCTCCTGGGATTCAGTAATAACTAGGGTTAAAAACCGAAACGCTTAAATATTGGCTTTACAGTCTTACCCTTGTCGCCTCTATCACGCACTACTATTTTATTTCCAAACTGGTCCTTGTAGGAAGTCCTCCCAGGTATCGGGTTAAACTTTGACCTTTGAAAGTCTGAGCCACTTGATATGTTTGTAAACTCGTTTGTAATTTCAGAGTCGGTTACCTGGGGGGAGAAAGTCTTCTCACGCTGAGTGTGCTTGTTTTTTTTTCTACGTCTGAAAAAATCTGCAAGGTCTTTATTTGATGCTGTAATCTTAGCCCCTTCTCTTGCCTTCTTCACCCTCATTCCTGTAGGAAGCATGCCCCCTTCATTCATGTTTATTCTTCCAAAGACAGGTTCGGGGTGGCTCTTGCGATATGATTTTAAAGTACCAGCTTCTTGAGCTCTTTTATAACCTTGAAGCCAAATAGAATACCTTTTGTTAAACTCTTCTCTGGTTTCAGCAGCAGCTTTCCTTCCAGACTGAAGACTACCCTCAGCTAAATCTAGAACTACATTACTTGCATTTTCAAAAGTAAGTTTAGGTATCTGGAAAGAACCTCGTCCACCCTCACCATCTGTGAACTCTGTTTTCTCTGGGGCTACGAATCCGTTTTCGTTCATAAATTCCTCAACAAACATTTTAGTTTCAGCACTGTTACGGTCAGTCATGTCTACACCTGCCGCTATACCTTCCTTTATAAGTCTGTTTACGTCCTCACCTTTGACTGCCTTATTCCCTACACCAAGAACGTACAAAGGCATATTGAGAGAGTTTTTCTTACCAGTGCCACTGTCGTTTTTAACGAGGTCAAAAATCTCATCAATACTATACTGACCTGAGTTGATTTTATTCTGAGTCTCTTCTGTTACTGAAAATCTATACCCAGCCTCTTCAACGATATTCGGATTGAACATG